AGAGAATGATAATAAAGTTATACAGGATCTTATTCCGGTTGCTCTAATGTATAGAATGATGCTTAATAATTAAAATATTCAATACTATTATATGGTTTCAAAAAGATTGTCGAAAAAGGTTGCAAAAAAAGGTACGAGAACAAAGAGTATGAAAAAGGGAAAGCTTCTTTCTAAGAAAGTTAAAGTTGGTTCTAAAAAAATTAAGGTAAAGAAAGCGTCTAATAAAACGAAAGTGGCTATTGGTGTTAGGATGAAAGATCCGAAACTAGCAGCATTATGTATGAGATGCTTTCATGCGAGTGGTAAGAAAACAAAGTCTTGCGTTATGAAACAAAATAACAGAAAACATAAACTAAACAAGCGTGGTCGTTCTATGATAAGCGGGAACTGTAAGACCTGCGATGGCAGGATGTTTGTTTTTGCTTAAAATTGATTTAAATTTTAATTATTATTATTATATAACTATGCGTTTTTCTAACAAAATGCTACAATTAGTAAACTCTGGTGGTAGTATTATTTATAAAGCATTACGTAAAAATAATGTTACTGATATGTTTATCTATTCTGGTGGTAGTGTTATGCCACTTATTGATAGTCTATATAACTCTAAAATAAATTATTTTATTAATACACATGAACAGAATACAGGTCATTCCGCTACTGGTTATGCAAAATCTTCCAATAAAACTGGCGTTTGTATGGTTACGAGTGGTCCTGGTATAACAAATATGATTACTCCTATTCTTGATGCTAAAAACGATTCAACACCTCTTGTTGTCTTTAGCGGACAAGTTTCACAAGAAGCACAAGGACTAAATTCATTTCAGGAAGCACCAGCCGTAGAACTTACAAAAAATGTTACTAAATGGTCTTATCAGATTACAGATATTAATGAAATGGAATATGTTGTAGATGAAGCATTCAGAATTGCTAACGATAAGAAGAAAGGACCAGTTCATATTGATATTCCTAAATGTGTTTCTTATCAATCTTATAATCCTGCTATAAATGTTAATAACTATAAAAAAAATGTTAAACCCATTAAAGATTATACAAATAATATCCAACAAGTAGCATCGGTTATAAATAAAAGTAAGAAACCGATTATTATTGTTGGTAAAGGGTGTAGTAACGCTTCAAATTATCTAACAGAATTCGTAAATAAATCAAATATTCCTGTAACATCTACTATTCATGGTTGCGGTATTTATGATGAGAATCAATCATTATCTTTGAGGTGGTGTGGTATGCATGGTAGTGCTGCAGCAAATTATGCGATACAGGACGCGGATCTGATTATTGCGCTTGGTTCAAGATTTGATGACAGAACAACCGGTAAAATCAGTGAATATGCACCTGAAGCATTTAAAGCATCAAAGGAAGGTAGAGGTGGAATTATTCATGTTAATATTGAAGAATCAGAATTAGATTTTGTTGTAAACTCTGATTATAATTTTGATATGGACTGTGAATTATTTTTGAAACAAATAATGCAACATATTTCATACACTAAAAAAACAGAATGGATTAATAATATAAATAATCTAAAACAAACCTATCCATTTGTAATTAAAACGGATGATAAAAAATTACATATGGAGGATGTTATTAATGAATTTAATACAGCTACAAAAAATAAGAAGGTTACATTTACAACCGGGGTAGGGAATCATCAGATGCAAACTTACCAATTTATTAAATCACAATACCCTAATAAAGTAATCTCATCCGGTTCTCTTGGTGTTATGGGCGTAGGTCTTCCTTATGCGATAGGTGTACAGATTGCCAATCCTAACAATATGGTAATTTTAATTGATGGTGATTCGAGTTTTAATATGACACTTTCTGATCTTAAAACTATTAAAGAATACAACCTTCCAGTAAAAATTGCTATAATGAATAATAGTGCACAGATGATGGTTACAGTATGGGAAGAACTCTATTTTGAAGGTAGAAATACCGCTACAATCAATAACAATAATCCTTGCTATACCACACTGGCAAATTCATTTGGGATTAAATCTATTTTATGTGATAATCGTAGTAATCTTGTAGAAACAATTGACCAATTTGTAAACTATAAAGATGGACCTATTCTATGTGAATTTAAAATAGAACGAGATATTTGTTTGCCTCTGGTTGGTCCAGGGTGTTCTTTAGATAATATGATTCTACCAACAGAACAAATGGGTACAACACAGATTAATCTATCAAAAGGACTTGCACCATCATAAAAATTGAATATATAAAGTATTAAACATATTATTTATATTATAACCATGTCAGATTGTAGCATCTGTATCGAAAAGGTAGACCAAGGATTCAAATTGGATTGTGGACATTGTTTCCATAACAAATGTATTACATACTGGCTCCTTGAAAATAAAACTTGTCCAGTTTGTAGAAAGAGTATAGTTGAAATTGATGAAGAAGAAGAAGAGGACGAGTTAGAAGAGACTATATTGATTATGGATTTTTTTGAAGAAACAATTGTACCAAAACATTTACAGGAAAGTATAAAACAAGATTCAAATTATGAAATAGCACTATTTATGGAAGATAGAGATGAATGGAATATGCTTGAACCTAACGAGTATATTTTAGAGATGATTACTATAAAAAACAGTAAAGGTAAATATAAAATAAAAGAAGAATGTAGATTCTCAATTAACCTATCTATTATAAAAAATATATACTGTTTTATACTAACTATAGATTCATATAAAAGTTTTAGGAAAATTAAAAAGATAAAGGATAACCATATTTTCAAACCAAAAAAAAATAAGAGAACTAATTTTAGATATTAATTTATTACTCTTCATCATCATCAGACGAATCAGAAATATACAAAACAGGTCTAGCTATTTTTTTTACATATATCGGATAATAGGGTTTATCCATTTATAAAAATATATCGATTTATCTATAACTATATTTCTGATTTACATATAGGACATTTGGCTTGGAATAATATGTTTTGTTTATTATCCATTTGTATCCAGTTTATTATGCATTTTAAACAGAAATTATGATTACATTTTGTAGAAATATTTTCTTCAATTGTTTCAAGACAAATAGGACATTCATTTGAATGACCCAGTTTTTTAGAACAGTGTGAACAGTAATGCCTATCATTTATAGAAATACTTGTAGATATCGGTTCAAACGATAAACTAGTTACACCTTTATTCTCATCTTTGATATCAGATTTAAATATTATTAAATGAAAATTATCTTCTATCTTTTCTTTACGATGTATTATACCACATATTCTATGATCACAATCCGTACATCTTTCATCAATAGGCATGTTTCTACTATATTTACGGGTTAAATAACCTAAAACGACTGCTGTTACATTTGCTTTAAATTTTTGTATAAATTTTTTTTTAGATAACATTGATAGATTAATATTTTTAATTATTAAAAATACTAAAATTAAACAAATAAACTATATTAATAAATTACTTACATGTGGAGACCCTTCTTGTTATTGTGTCCCTTACCACCACTCTTATTCTTGAGACTCTTCTTACCTTTCTTCTTAAGACTCTTACCTTTCTTCTTAAGACTCTTACCCTTCTTGTGACTCTTACCCTTCTTTTTGTAGTGTCTCATACCACCATTATTCTTCTTGGGGTGGTTCTTACCACAGTGGGCACCACCAGTGGGTTTCTTGGGGTGGGAACCACAACTGCTACCACCACGGCCGTACCTAACACCTTTAACACTCTTTCTCACTTTATTCACACCCTTTTTCACACTCCTTTTCACATTCTTCAACAGACCAAACATTTTTATAATATATTACAAGAAAATAATTCTATATCGTGTAATATAATTTGAGTCACCAGGGAATCGAACCCTGACCGATTGCTTGGAAGGCAACCATACTAACCATTATACTAATGACCCTAAAATTAAAATTAATTAACAAATAAATAAAAAAATAATTACATTTTATTACAATTCGATACAAATCGGAAAATGTGTGCTATTTGTAGTTGTTACAAACACTTGAGTTTTTAACATCAATATTTGTTGTAAAACACTTATCGATGGGAACAAGAGGAAGAACCGATGGATATGTATTATCTAGTTTGATTTTATCTAACTTTAGTATATCTGTAATATTTAATTGATAATTTTTTAGATTAATATCCGCGCAATTAAAATCTCCTATAACCATTAATTTTTTATCACCAAGATCTTTTTTACTAATATATTGCTGTAATTCTTCTAATTCGTAGAATTGATTATATAATGCAATATCATAAGACAGCTGCGTGTTTAAAATATACAATTCTTCTTCACCAATTTTAATTCCACTAATAAGGAAACTTGTAGTTTTATAAATACCCACATTATTAAAAAAGTAAATATCATTATCCAACAAAACATGGTCACTTAGAACACATTTATCATCTTCGTGATAACCATACTTATAACAGAGTGAATCCTTTATATGTACGTATAATTCTTTGCTAACTTCCTGTAGACACAAAATTGATTTCCGGTTTTCTTCTATATCTTCAATAATTTTATCTATACTATTCTGATAAAGTTGGTTACGGCCATTGTGAATATTATAACTCATAATACTTACGTCATCATCGTTGTCCGGTGAAAAGGAAACCTTTCTTACTTTATTTGGGGTAATAATAATTGGGGGCACTGGAAGTTTACTTAAAATAAAAATAAAACTACTTCCAATAAAAATTCTTAAATATTCTATAAATGTATACATAGATTCAATAAATGTTTGAGTTCTATTCATTCTATAAATAATATTAAAACTGTTTTTAAATTATTTATTAATAAGTAATATAATAAAAATTAAAGCAGTAATACCACCAATAAAGAAGAAAATATATAAATAGTTGTTACAAATCATTTTATGTTTTAGTTTTCTAGAATTTTTTTTGAATAGATATGAATTTAGTTCAAGATTTGCAGTTTGTCTTTCTATATCATCTAAATGAGAATCTCTTTCTATTAATTTATTAGTATTATCTAAAAGTAGATGTCTTGTTTCGTCTATCTGTTTTCCTATAACTTCTAAATTGGTCATCATAGATAATTATTAATATTATTCTTTTATATTTAAATAAAAATGCGATTTATAGCATTTAATTAGAGTAGGCAAGACCACCCATACCACTCATTATTCTTAAAACATTGTAGTTAATCGCTGCAATTCTCGGTACCTGTGGTCTGTTGTTACCAAAGCCTTTCCCGTCATTTCGAGTTAAACCATTCTCAGTATCAGCGACAACTGCTGCGCTTGTGTTTAACACGGCTGTGTCTATTCTCGAGAAGTTACATGTACCAGATGGCTGGTGTTCTTCAGGGTTAAGAGCAAAAGAATACACGCAAATACTATCAGAGATATATCCCATTATATCTTGGACAGCACCACCATTCCCCTGCTCTCGGGAGAACTCTGCAATCTTATAAAAACTATTATCACCGCCATCACCACTGTGGTGCTGGTATACCTGCACACGCGAGAAATAGGTGTGAGGTCTAGCACTAAACCTATCATGTCCATTAAGCCTTAGAGTGTATGTCGCTTCTGCGAGATCGCTATGTTCAACAACCGGTAGTGTGGCCGCCGCGATATTAAATAAGGGTCTCGTCCCTGTAGCAAACCAGATGAGTTCCTTAACCGGGTGGTTAAAACGCAAAGTGTGATCACCATCCCCTGTCTGGAGGATCTGCTCCTGGACCTGTTCAATAAGGTATTCGTGCGAAACCTGTGCGAAACGTCTGCGCTCGTCGGTATCAAGATAGATATAGTCGACCCATAGGCGGTTGTCGGTAACATTATCACCATAAGCAGTAGTTAAAGTATGGTTTAAAATAACCTTAACTTCGTGATACTGGAGGGCGATAAGAGGAAGCGCCAAACCAGCGTTTTTACAGAACCAGAAATTGAGTGGAACAAATCTAGATTGGTTAAAAACCACGACGCTTCCAGACATTTTCTGGAATAGAGTTCCAGCCGTACCAACCGCCGGCGTGCCGAATCCACCTCCGGCTGCAGCACGGGTGGTTACACCGCAAGTGTGTGTAAGTTCATTCCAGGCCATCATAAAAGCACCACTCTGTTTGTCAATCGACTGACCGCCGATTTCAACTGTAACATCATCAATAAGGTCCAAAATAGACCGTTCAGCAAACCCACCACCAACGTCTATTTGAAGGTACATTTTATGAACTAAATCACCATTACGGGAAATAGTAGCCACACATCTGCCATTAGCAATATTAGAACCTCTCCATGTCTGCTGGATACATTCCATAGAGAAGTTAGTGTGTCTGCGGTAGACAACCTTGAAGAAAGTGATCTGCGGATTACCAGTAAGGTAGACATCCTGTGCGCCGTAAGCTACTAATTGCATTAATCCTCCACCCATATAATATATAGCAAGAAAATAATTCGGCAAAATGTAATTATTAATATTATTCTTTTATATTTAAATAAAAATGCGATTTATAGCATTTAATTAGAGTAGGCAAGACCTCCCATACCACTCATTATTCTTAAAACATTGTAGTTAATCGCTACAATTCTTGATGTCAAGGCAATGTCGTCTGCGTCGGTGTTGACCTGTCTTTGTAAATTATCATCAGTATCAGTGGCGATATCTTGACTGGAGTTTAACTCGGCCGTATCTATTCTCGAGAAGTTACACGTGCCCGAAGGCTGGTGTTCTTCAGGGTTAAGAGCAAAAGAATACACGCAAATACTATCAGAGATATATCCGATTTTATTTTGACAATCGGAGCCCTCGTTGACATTACCTCGTTCAACAATATTAGTACTATAATTATAAAAACTATTATCACCGCCATCACCACTGTGGTGCTGGTATACCTGCACACGCGAGAAATAGGTGTGAGGTCTAGCACTAAACCTATCATGTCCATTAAGCTTTAATGTGTATGTCGCTTCTGGGAGATCACTATGTTGAACAACCGGTAGTGTAACACGTGGGCTACCGACGTCGATATCGGTGGCGGTGGCAAACCAGATGAGTTCCTTAACCGGGTGGTTAAAACGCAACTTGTGATCAGTATCCCCTGGTTGGAGGGTCTGTTCCTGGACCTGTTCAATAAGGTATTCGTGCGAAACCTGTGCGAAACGTCTGCGCTCGTCGGTATCTAGGTAGATATAGTCGACCCATAGGTTGTTGCCGGTAATAGTAGTAGTATAAGCAGCTCTTAAAGTATGATTTAAAGAAACCTTAACTTCGTGATACTGGAGGGCGATAAGAGGAAGCGCCAATCCAGCGTTTTTACAGAACCAGAAATTGAGTGGAACAAATCTTGAGTTGGTACCAACATCAACTGTACCAGCCATTTTCTGGAATAAAGTTCCATTGTTTTTATTTTCTTCATCAATACCACATGTGTGTGTAAGTTCATTCCACGCCTGCATAAAAGCACCACTCTGTTTGTCAATAGACTGACCGCCGATTTCAACTTCAGCATCAACAATAAGATCAGAAATTGAGGGGTGGTTCACCGCGGTGTCACATTCTAACTGAAGGTACATTTTATGAACTAAATCACCATTACGGGAAATAGTAGCCACACATCTGCCATCGTTAATATTAGAACCACTCCATGTCTGCTGGATACATTCCATAGAGAAGTTAGTGTGTCTGCGGTAGACAACCTTAAAGAAAGTGATCTGCGGATTACCAGTAAGGTAGACATCCTGTGCGCCGTAAGCTACTAATTGCATTAATCCTCCACCCATATAATATATAGCAAGAAAATAATTCTGGAGTATTAATTTAATAAAAATCTAAAATCTAAAGATATAAAATAAAAATGCGATTTATAGCATTTAATTAGAGTAGGCAAGACCACCCATACCACTCATTATTCTTAAAACATTGTAGTTAATCGCTACAATTCTCGGTACCTGGGGGGCGTCTTCCCTGAAAATGC